ACCGAAACCACAGCAACCCGACCCAATCATTATGGTTAAAATGCAAGAGTTGCAACTTAAACAACAGCAATTGCAGATGGAACAACAAAAACTCATGATGGATAATAAGCTGAGTGAGGAAGAGTTGAACCTTAAATTCGAAGAGCTAGAAACTAAGAAAGTATTGGCGGCAGCACAATTGCAAGAGATGGAACTGCGATTTGCGAGTGAAGCAGAACGCACGCAATCAAACGAACAGATAGCCCATGCGGATAACATGGTTAAGTTATTAATGCACAGTCAAACACTAAAACAAAAGGGAAAAAATGAGCCTAACAAACATTGATGAAAAACTAAGTGATGTACTGGTAGCGGCAACGCCAGAGCCTGTAAATCTTGAAGATACAAGTACACAAATAGAGCACGAGCCGCCAAATCTGCCTACACGTAGCGAGCCTGTGGAGGCAGCTACAGAAACACCCCCGCAAAGTGAGCCAGAAGCCACGCAAACAGACGACTACGGGACGCCAGTTTCTAAGAAAGAAAAGGTATATACCGAAGCAGAAGTGCAGGAAATGATACGCAGAAGGGTGAAGGAGAAGCACGAGAACGCACAGCAACCAACGCAACCAATCCAGCAACAAGCAGCGCAACCACAAAATGAAGACGGCGAATCATGGGAAACACAACTAGAATCATTCGTTGAGCAAACACTCAGCAAGCGCGAACAAAAGTTGCAAGAGCAATCTTGGCAACAAGCGCAACAGCAACGACAAGCAGAGTTTGAGATTAAATTCAATTCAGGTGCTGCAAAGTATGACGACTTTGAAAGCGTTGTTATGGGTAAGCCTTTGACGCCTCAAATGGTTACGGCAACAATGGGCATGGATAACCCTGCTGCGTTTATCTATGCTGCGGCTAAGTCTCAAGCTGGCGAACTGGATAGGATATCTAAGATTGGTGACCCACTGATTCAGGCCGTTGAACTCGGCAAACTCGAGGAACGCATGAAGAAGACTAAGGCCCATGGAAGCAGTGCACCAAGACCGATTGATATGGTTAAGGGTGATGTTGGCGACAGGGTCATAAAGCGTCATTCTGTAGATGATATTTTGCGTGGTGAGATGAAGAGTAAAAAGAAGTTCGCAAGGTGATTGTTGCAAATTAACCCTAACCGATAGCATAATACCAAAGACGTGTAGATTTAAGCGAGCGCCGTCACTTGCAAAAGGAGTGTATTCTGTCTGCCTCCGAGACAATCGTTTTATGAGCGACCGAAAGGTCATTTATTAATTCATTGTTTTGGAGAATCCACAATGAGTAATACATTTGAAACCACCCAGTATATTCTGGATGAAGTGTTTATTCGCTTCATCAACTATTTATCCTTCTCAAAAGTTGCAAACCGCAACCTAGAGGCAGATTTCAAAAACTTGAAATACGCGACTGGCCAAACCATCAACTATCGTCTTGAAGAAAGATTTTTAGGTGGTGAAGGTGCTACAGCTACTGATGAAGCAGTCGTTCAAGTTGTTCGCCCATTAACCATTAACAAGCAATTCCACTCGATGGTTAGCTTTAATGGCATGGAATTGACATTTGATCGCGCTCGCGACGAACCCTACCTTGATATGATGTTGAAGCCACGAGCTAAAACATTGGCGAACAAGGTTGAGTCATTCATTTGTACTCAGAACTTGCAGCCAGCAGTTTATCAAACAGTAGGTACACCTGGTGTTCCAATTGATATCCAAACAGTTCTAAATACCGATGCATATATGACTGAGCTAGGTATACCAGAAGACGGCAACCGATACTTCTCAAACAGTCCCGGTGTTTCTTCAGCATTGTCTGGAAGTCTGTACAACGTATTCAATGCTACTGTTAACCAAGGTGTCTTGATGGATGGTTTCATCGGTCACTTGTCTGGCTTTGACTTCTTTAAATCTAACTTCTTGAAGCGTCAAATTGCTGGGGTTGGTCAGGCTGGAGCTTCTGGTGTTGCAGGATTCAAGCTTGCCGGAACAATCACCAACGGCCCGATCTCTGGTGGAAACACTTTTGTATTGACAGGCCTTGTTGCTGGTCAAGCCAATCCGTTCAATGTTGGCGATAAGATTCAGTTCGCTGTTGCTGCTGACGTGTTTATGGTCAACCCATTAACCTATGAATCTTTGAGTCAAACAGCGCAGTTCGTTGTATTGACTTCAACTGCTTCAGATGGTGGTGGTAACGCTACAATCACAGTAAGCCCTGAAATCGTTGTATCTGGTGCGCGTCAAAACATCAGTACTGCAATTCCTAACGGTGCTCAATTGTTATTGGCGATGGATCATAACGAATCTGTTGCGTTCCATAATCAAGCTATCGTATTTGCTGCTCCTCCTATCACTGAACTTAAAGGTGGTGTTGAAGCGGTAACTACTTACAGCGACCTGTACAAAATGGCAATCACATACACCCTTGGTGCTGACATCCGTAACTACGTCCAATTGGATAGGTTAGATATTATCGCTGGTGTTGCGATTAACCCAGAGTTTGCAGTAACTGTAATGAGTTAATGCCAAACCATGCTCGACAGTATCAAAATATCGTGCTGTCGAGCATTATCTTTTCGAGGTAATTATGGTAGATGGGCAAGTGCTGTATATGGGTAGATGGGTATCCCGTGAGTTTTTTAAGGCGTTTGTTTATAACGCAGATGGTCAAAAACTAGCAAAATCCTATGAAGAATTCAGCAATTTAATATCTAGTGGCTTATGGACAGCTGAGCCTTATGTGTATAAGGCACCACCAACACCAGAGGATATATTGAAAATAATAAACGATGACCGAGCGCCTAAAAAGGCAGCTGAAAAGGTAGTTGATATCAAGCCCACGAGGATTAAAACATGCCAGAGCCAACGCAAAGCGTAAGGGCGTTTGTTACGGATGCTTACCAATTGATCGGTGCATCTACTCCTACAGTTCCATTACATGGAAATGATTTATCAAAAGGCATCCAATACTTAAACGAATTGCTTCGAGCTTATGGCGCGAATGGCTTAATGATAACCGTGGCCAAACAGGTTGATTTTACCGTTAACATTGGTCAAGGTAATATTACATTTGGCGAATCTGATTATGTTCCTACACCGGATGTGTATTCTGAAGGAAGGCTTGTCAATCTTGAAAATGCTTGGGTAACATTGCAGCATGTAACTTACCCATTGATTGATGAGTCACGCAACGAGTTCTTTTCTAGTTACAAATATGAAACGCTGCTGGGGTTGCCGCGTTACGTTATTGTTAAGCCAGAATTGAATTTAACGCGCCTTCAAATTTTCCCCGCTCCTAGTCAAGAATATGATTTATCGGTTTATGGTAAGTGGCAGATTGCTACCTTGACTTCTAATGACGACATGTCGACGTTACCCACTTACTACCAGCGATATTTAAGATTTGCTTTGGCTCGTGATTTGGCGGTGTATAAAGGTCGGGCAGATGCTTGGACTCCAATGCTTGATGGCATGTTTCTTGAGGCTAAAGCTGATATGGAAGCTACCAGTAGTCAAAATCTAGATATCAACGTGAATAACGAATCTTGGTTGAATGGCGCTTGGCGCGTCAGAAGCGGGATCTAATTAATGATGCTTGGAGAGTATGGTTTGTTGTGATATAATTACTTCTTTTAATAGGAGGTGATTATGGAAAATATAGGTGACTTTGAAGTTGTGGGTGAAATATGGAAAGAAGGAAAAGTCTACAAATGCAATGCTTTATGTAAAATTTGTAAGAAAGAATTTAAAACTAATTATCATGCATTACATAGAATGAAAAGCTGTGGTTGTGCTAGACCAAGTCAATTAAAGCCATTGCCAGAGTTTATTAATGGATTCAGAACTATAAAATGTCACGGATATGATATTAATCGTGGTGTTAGATGGGCAACAGTAGAATGTAAAGTTTGTTTGAAAGAATATGAAGTTGACCCTAATAAATTGAAATATAGAAAACATTGTGGGTGTATGCATGGTGATATCATTGAATCAAGATATGCAAAATCACATCCACAATTAGCCCAAGCTATAAAGCATATGATGGGCAGATGCTATAACAAAAATAACCAAGATTATTATAATTATGGTGCTCGTGGAATAACAGTTTGTGACGAATGGTTAAACGATAGAAATACTTTTTGTGAATGGTCGATTGCTAATGGATTCGAAGAAGGAAAAGGGTTATCGATTGATAGAATTGATTCATCAAAAGGTTATAGTCCTGATAATTGCAGATGGACTACTGCCACTGTTCAGGCTAGAAATACGAGAAGAAATGTTCTAACTTTAGAGTTAGCTAAAGAAATTAGAAAGGATAAAAGTTCTATGAGTTATCTGCAAATAGCGAAAAAATATAATGTAAGTTATGAGACTATTTCAGCCGTGATTTCTAATAGAATTTGGAAGGAATCCTAATGCCGATAAAGCCGCTTCCAATCATGAATTCATACTCGAAAGAGCGCTTTACCCAATTTTCTCCAGAAGATTGTGCTGGATGGTT